TTCAACATCTATGCCGGTAACTATTGATGAAAACGCCGATTCTTGGCTCCAGCTACGTTGCCCGCAGCGTCAATGCTGCCGACAACCGCATGATCAATTTGTTTCCAGAGGTCATTCCTGAAGGCGGCAAGGAGCCTGGCTTTCTTAACCGCGCCCCAGGCTTAGAGCTGCTTCAGACCATTGGCTCTGGCCCCATCCGCGCATTGTGGGCGCACCAGACCAACGGCGCGGACTTTTATGTCGTATCTGGCACTGAAGTTTACAAGATGACTAGCACGTCGGCCACGCCAGTCAAGTTGGGCAACATCATTGATGGCGGCCCTGTGTCGATTGCTGACAACGGCACACAACTGTTCTTTGCTTGCAACGGCCCCAGCTACATCTACAACGAGGCCACAAACGAGTTTAAACAGATCACAGACCCCGATTTCCCCGGCGCTGTGACCGTGGGCTACCTTGATGGTTATTTCGTCTTTAACGAGCCAAATAGCCAGCGCGTGTGGGTTACTCAACTGCTTGACGGCTCGTCCATTGACCCGCTTGATTTTGCAAGCGCTGAAGGCTCTCCTGACGGCTTGGTGGCGGTCAATGTGGATCACCGCGAGGCTTGGTTGTTTGGTACTGACTCGGTTGAAGTCTGGTACGACGTGGGCGGTACAGACTTTCCGCTTCAGCGTATCCAAGGCGCGTTTAACGAGATCGGCTGTGTGGCCGCGTTTTCTATCGCCAAACTAGACAACAGCCTGTTCTGGCTTGGCACTGACGCCCGTGGCCAAGGCATTGTCTACAAGGCCAACGGCTACACTGGCCAACGCGTCTCAACGCACGCCATTGAATATGCCATTGCCCAGTACGGCAACATCTCTGACGCTCTAGCTTACACATACCAGCAAGAAGGCCACGGCTTTTATGTCCTGACATTCCCTAGCGCCAACGCAACTTGGGTCTATGACGCCGCTACACAGGCGTGGCATGAGCGTGCGGGCCTGCTCAATGGCGCATTTACACGTCACCGTTCTAATTGCCAGTGCAACTTTGGCGGCGAGACTATTGTGGGCGACTTTGAAAACGGCAACATTTACAAATACAGCCTTGAAGTCTATGCAGACAATGACGCGCCACAAAAGTGGCTGCGCTCATGGCGTGCCATTCCGACTGGCCAGAACACCCTCAAGCGCACTGCCCAGCACAGCCTGCAACTAGACGCTGAGTCTGGCGTGGGCTTAAACGGCTTTACGACTGAGCAAGTGTTCTTTTTGGTTACGCAAGCCGGTGACAATTTAATCACTGAAAACGGCAACTACCTTGCCAGCGCAATCACAGATACCGTGCTGGCTGACCCCCAAGTCATGCTGCGCTGGTCAGATGACGGCGGCCACAACTGGTCAAACGAACACTGGACGTCTATGGGTGGCATTGGCCGGTTTGGCCAACGGATTATGTGGCGCCGCCTTGGCATGACCACCCGCATCCGCGACAGGGTTTATGAGGTGTCAGGCACTGACCCAGTCAAGATCGCCATCATGGGCGCAGAACTTCACGCAAGTCCGACAAATGCCTAGTAACATTACCCAGATTCCTGCCCCTCGCGTGCCGTTTATGGACGAACGCACGGGCACGATCTCGCGTGAATGGTTCCGGTTTCTGAACAACATCTACACCATCTGCGGCGACGGCACGGGCATTATTGGCCCAATCAACGGCGGCACTGGCGTGGACGGCGTACCTACCAACGGCCAGTTGTTGATTGGCGACACGGGCACGTACAAGCTGAACACACTGACGCAAGGCACAGGCATTAACGTCACCAACGGCGCCGGCTCCATCACTGTGGGCCTAACTGACACGGGTGTCACCGCAGGCACGTATGGCACAGCGTCCAACGTGCCGACCTATGCCGTCAACGCCCAAGGCCGCCTGACCAGTTCGGTCAATACGCCAATTGCCATTGACGCGGCTCAGATCACCACAGGCACAATCAACACCGCCCGTATATCTGGGTCATATACCGGCATCACGGGTGTGGGTACGCTGACAGTTGGCACATGGAATGCCACAGCCATAGCAGTGGCCAATGGCGGCACGGGCGCGACAGATGCGGCAGGCGCTAGGACAAACCTTGGCCTTGGTACGATTGCCACTCAAAACACTGGCGCCACAGGATCTTTTCTGTCTGGGGATACAGTTCCCAAGACAATCACCGTTGTAAACGGCATAATCACAAGCATTGTTTAAGGAACGAAAATGACCGTCGACATCTCCCTATTTGCAGGCGCTGGCGCACAATTCTTTGACGACAACGGCGTGCCCTTGGCAGGCGGTTTGATCTACACATACGCCGCTGGCACAACGACTGCGGCCACCACATACACTTCTGCTACTGGCTTGACTGCCAATAGCAACCCTATTGTTTTGAACGCGGCTGGCCGTGTCGAAGAAGAAATCTGGCTTAACGCAGGCGACTTGTACAAGTTCATTTTGGAAGACGCCAACGAGGTGCAAATTGGGTCATGGGACAACATCCCTGGCATCAGCAACGCCAATACATTGGCTGCGCAACTGGCTAATCAGTCTGACATTACGCTAGGCGATGCGCTTATCGGGTTTAAGCAAACCTACGCTTTGGGCATCATGCCAGGCGCTGTTGGCAAGACCTTAAACAACAAAATGCAAGACTTGGTGTCAGTCAAAGACTTTGGCGCCAAAGGCGACGGCACAACAGACGACACGTCAGCCATCCAAGCGGCCATTAACTTGGCTTGCACTTATGGCGGCGACGTCTACTTGCCGGCAGGCACATACAAGATTTCAGCAGCGCTTGTGTTTACCATGAACAGCGTCACAATAGATCCGATCAAGCGCCCCTCTATGTCTGGTGACGGCATGGGCGCCACGTCCATCTACCAAACGGCCAACGCTAACGGTATTGAAATTATTGGCTACGATCCACAACCCGCCGGTTACGGCTTGTTTCAAAACTTTACACTGTACGGCTACCAAAAGAACAAGCTAGGCATTGCGCTGAAAGACATTGCGTTTGTCACGATTAGCAACGTCTATCTGGCTGGCTGGTCAACTGGCCTGTACGGCGCAAACGTCTTGTCATCTACGTTCAATGACTTGGTCATTCGTTTCAACGACGGCGGCTTCTACTTTGAGCCTAATGCAGCATTTGGTTTTGTGTCTGAACCCAACGCCATTACCATGTCCAACTGTACCGTTGGAAACAACGATTCCTACGGCGGCAAAGTTATTGGTGCAGGCGCGTTTAATTACAATGGCGGCTCTATTGAAGCCAACGGCTTTGGCACTGACTTGTCCAGCGCCAAGTGGGGTTTGGCTTTGGTGGACGTGGGCGGTAAACTTGCCCAACAGTCTGCCAGCGGATTTAACATTACTGGCGTTTACTTTGAAGGCAACGGCGGTCAAGCGCAGTTCCAAGTTCAGCAGACCGTCTCACGCCCCGGCATCAATGGTGTATTAAGCGGCTGTAGTTTTACGGTTGTTGGCACTAGCTACCCACAACAACAAATCTATTTGGCTGCTTCACTGTCTAGCTACGCATTCCCCATCACGATGGAAGCAGTTGGCTTTGCTGGCTTGTCAGGCTATACGCCTAGCGGCACGCGCCCCACAATCAACAACGTGGCTGGCGACTTTAAGTTGGCCATGGTGGGCGTCACGTACTACAGCAGTGTGGACAAATACAAACAAGGCGCACCTAACCGTTTTGAAGGTATTGTTGAAGCGTCTGTTTATGCTGACTTAGCCGGCACACCCATTGGCGGTGGCGGTGGCGGTGGCACATTGCAGTCTGTCCTGACTGCGGGCAACACCTCAACGCTTAACGGTATCTTTGGAGGCAACGGCACAACCACTGGTATTGTCATTGGCACTAACACCTACGGCGGCGTGCCCTTTGCCGGCATTGGCTCTTACGCGGCACGCTTGTACTTGGCTAACACGGCGGCGCTGGCAACCACTTACGCGGTTGACTTTAACGGCGCTAACTTCCAGCCTGCTGTGGATTCAAGCGCTGCGACTGCGCTGACGCTTGGCGGCTCGGCTAACAACTGGAACGGCTTTTATTTAAAGAACGCCTTTACTTGGAACGCTTACGCGATCCCTGCACCTACTGGCTCAACCACCACATTCCTACGCAACGACGGCACATGGGCCACGCCTTCTGGTTCTGGCTCTGGTACGGTCACAAGCATCACCGCAGGCGTAGGTTTAAACGGCGGCACAATTACAACGTCCGGTACGATTGACCTAAACAACACCACAGTGACCGCTGGTGTGTACACGTCAGCTAACATCACCGTAGACGCCCAAGGCCGTATCACTGCGGCGGCCAACGGCTCGGGCGGCACAACGCCAACCTTGGCGCAAGTCACTGCCGCTGGCAACATCACCACGCTTAACGGCGTGTTTGGCCAGACTGCGGCGGGCAATGGTATTGGTGTAGGCGGTGCGGCCCCAGGCGGCCCCATGGGCGTGGCCACATACGACGGCACAATGTACTTGACCAACAACGGCACAGCAGCTACACCACGCGCCATTGACTTTAACTTAAACAATTTCCAACCAAGCGCAGACAGCAGCGCTGCTAACGCTTTGGTGTTGGGCGGTGCTACAAAGCGTTGGAACGGTTTCTATCTAAGCAACACAATGACGTGGAACGGCTACGGCATTGTTCAGCCAACAGGCGACACAACCAAGTTCTTGCGTAACGACGGCACTTGGGCAGTTCCTCCAGCCGCAGGCGGCGGCGTTGTGTCGGTTAACGGCCAGACCGGCGTGGTGGTGTTGACCAACGCTGACATTGTTAGTTCATTAGGCTACACACCTGCCAACATTGGCGCAACCAACACGTTTACTGCAAACCAGACGATTAACAATCTGACCGTTGGTTTGGTAACTGGCAGTAGCTACCCTGGCATCTTGTCAACAACTGCTGTTGGCGTGCTTGGTAACTCAACTAGTTATGTGGCTGTGTTCACAGGCGGCGGCTTTACTTCGCTGATTCCTGCGGCTGACGACACCATCAATTTGGGTGCGTCGGGCTTTACTTGGAAAACCATTTATCTGAAAAACCAGTTTATCTGGAACGGCTATTCTATTACTGCGCCAACAGGCAATACAGCGTTGTTCTTGCGCAATGATGGCACTTGGGTTGCTCCTGCTTCGGCAGGCGTGACTGAGTTCAACACCCGCACAGGTATTGTGACCTTGAACAGTAGTGACGTTACAACTGCGCTAGGGTTTACCCCTG